TCAGGTCGTAGTTGTCCGGGTTTGCAGCGTATTCCAGCTTTGCCTTTTCCGCATCTGCTCCCCGGATAAACCGGATTGCCTTCTGAGTATTTTCGTTTGCAAGAACAGACTTGGCACCAGCAATCACTTTCCCGATTCCGGTGTTCAGCAGCTGTTGGGCTTTGCCCTGGTCATCCGACACGGTAGGTGTCGGCATTGCCGCCAGAGTTTCCAGCCCATCTACTGCATAGTTGGCGATCTCCGTGATACGGCTGAACGCCACACCAGCGTCGGACCCCAGTACCAATGCCGCTGCAACAGGCTGAACCATAGTGTCAAAACTTTGAGCCACCTGGTTGTAATACTGCTGGCGACGTGCTCTGTTGAAGTCGATCAGGTTAGAATCTTCTTCTGTAAAACCACCGTCCGCGAACATCTTCGGCTTTCTGCCGGGCAACCCCAGCAGATCACCCAGACCAACGCCCAGCAGCTTACCAGCGGTCAGCCAGGTATCAATGTTCTTTTCACGAACGCCGCGCCGGAAGCTGATAACGGCTTCCGGGCCAGCCTCACCAGCAATAGACGGTCCCTGCGTCATGCCGCCGTTGGCAAATGCCGGGACAGACACGGGTGACAGGTTGAATCCGAACGACTTACCGCCGATCACCGGAACCGGAATGCCGAACAGCGTTTCCGGTATTGTGAGCTGAATTTTGTTCAGCGCCCCAATGATGAAGTTGACCGCTTTCACGCCGATGGTTGCAACCTGCTTCAGGAAGCCGATGATGCCCAGAATCACAGGCTCTACCACAGGAAGCACCTTACCCACCAGATCCACCGCCACCTTGATGGCGTTGACCAGTGTGGTGCCTACCAGGCTTACCACCGTAGACAGCAGCGGCATGACCGCCGGAATGCCTTCATTCACGATAAAGCCGAAGATCTCAGTCAGCACCGGCTTGATGTGGTTTACTCCCAGATCTACAATCTGAGAGAACACACCGGCGAACGATTCAATCAACGGCATAACCGTCTGGATGGCAGGGGTCATAGCTCCGAACACGTCACCCAGATTTAGCCCTCCGATACTGAAGCCGGATAGCTTTTCCTGGATGCTCTGCAAGCCCTCCGGGGTGGTGAGTTGCCCGAACACCTGCTTCACGGTGTCGCCGATACCCGCTATCTTTCCGGTGAATTTGTCAAAGACGGCAAGCCCGCCTTCGCCAAATACTGTTCCGACGATGTTGCGGATGTCCTCGAAGTGATCTCCCAACAACGAGACTGCCGCAACGATTGTACCGATGCCGGTAATAACCGGGCCGAATGTGCCAAGCAGTGCCATGAATCCGCTGCCCAGTTTTGCGGCCACTGGGCCTACCGTCGTACCCAGTACGTTCAGCCCTGCGCCGCCGACATTCAAAGCTCCCTTCACCGTGCTCAAAGCGCCGCCGCCGATTTTGGATGCTGCACCCGCCACCTTGCTGCCGACACCGAGGACGGTAGAACCCACTTTGGACTGGCTGACGGTCTGCCATGCATTGGACAGCCCATTTCCAATGACCGTCTTTCCTGCACCGAGGAAATTTTTCACTCCACCGGCCATACCTCCAAGGTCAAGACCGTTCGGTCCTGCAATGCCGGAAAGAATCTGTCCCGCAACACCGCCGGTCTTGGCGATAAATCGTCCAACCGGATTGCCGCTTCCGAACCCCACCAGAGCATTTTTCAGGCCGCCCAGCGATTGCCCGACATTGGAAACATACCTACCGGAGCCGGAGTTTTTCAGCACGCCCAGCAGGCCACCGTTCGTGCTAGCTTCCAGCACATCATTTACAAAACCGGTGTTTCCTTTCTTGGTTCCGCTTCGCAGGCCCTTGAAATTTTTCAGTGTTGCCCAGATGCCGACACCAGCGCCGTCCAACGTCTGCCCAATTTTTCCAAGGCGCGTTGTGGGCTGCTGCGCTCCGGCACCGGCCATCTGAACGCCGTACTTTGCATTTTCAGCAAACATTCCGGCATTCGATTTTACAAAGGATGCGCCACCAACTGCCCGTTGGATCAGGCTTGTGGGTGTCAGTGCGCCCATCAGATTTCGGACAGTGATGCCTCCGAATGTTCCGCCTGGGGCACCGCTCGGTTTTCCGCCGATTGCAATGTTCCCGATGGTGTTCAGCAGCGAGGATCCTGTGCTATAAGCCGTCGGTGCAAAGCTCATAGCTCCGAACGCCGCGACTATGGCAGCAATGGCCCCTGCCACTTCCGGCCCATGCTCTGCAGTGTAGTCGATGCCCTTCTGGATCCACGGCAATGCCGCCTGCGCCGCATTGCCAATTCCAAGCAGCGCGGAGTGCAACATCGGCAGAATGCCATTGACGATGTTGGACAGATCTGGCAAGCTCTCGGTGATACCGTTTGCTATGTCGATCCACATGGATGTCAGTTCTTTCTTTGCCGGAAGGAACTGATTGCCCACATTGATAAGCAGGCGGTCTGTCGCATTACTTGCCATCTGGCTTACCGCTTTGCCGGTGTCCAGACGAACAAGCAATTCTTTCTCCATGCTGCCGCTGTATGCGCTGGTATCACCAGCCATAAGCAAGGCATTCTGGAACGCAGGCAAGTTGCCCACAATTTTTGAAACGCCCTCAATGGCCCACTGTCCAAACAGTGTCTTGATGGTCGCAGTCTGCTGGTACTTGTCCTGTTTCGAGATCGCCTCAAAGACTTTGTACAGAGTGCTTGCTGCACCATCTTCTCCGTTCGGCCCGGTGGACTGCATATCCTTTGCAATCTGCACAGGATCAAAACCGAGTTTGTTCCATGCGCCCACCTGCGCATCCGTTGCACTGTTGCCAAGGGTGATGTTTGTAAACACACGGTTCAGGCTTGTTCCAGCCTTTCCCTCATTAACGCCCATAGCCAGCATGGTGGCTGCCAGCGCAGAGGTCGTGTGCAGGTCAACGCCGGCTGTCTGGCCGACACCGCCGGACGTATTCACCACGCTGGCGATTTCCGCCGCCGTGGTAGCCATGTGGCCGCCCAGATAGTTGATGGAATCTGCAATGTCGATAATCTGGTTGTGGGTCTTACCAAAAGCGGTTTCCCACTTTGCCATATAATCGGCCGCAGACTTTGCATCAATGTCCCACGCGGCAGCTAGCCGGGCCGTATCGTACAGGTAGCTTTTTTCTCCGGTTTGCTGGTTATCCAGAAAGATTTGCTCATAGCTCTTACCGGACTGTCCCAGCGATGCGGCGATCTGCGCCATCTCGTCCCGTTTGATTGGGACCTGCGTAGTCATCTTGAGGATCGCGTCCTCCATGGTGGCACGCTTTTCCGGGTCAATGCTGCCGTCATCGTTCATGATGCCGCCAACATACTTGACTGCATCTGCCGCCTGGGCTTGGTATTCCTCTGCCATGGAGGTTGTCTTTTTAATCATGACAGCGGACGCAATTGTCAGCGTCGCCATGATTCCAAGCCCAGTCTTTCCGATTACGCCCAGAGTGTTTGCTACCGTGCTGCCCAGCGACTTTGTTCCCGTCAGTGCGCTCGCCAGATCACCGGTCAGCCCCTTCGTCTGCTTTATTGCAGTTACAAGGGATGGGTCCACCTTGCCCATGATGCGGATGCTGAGGTCTAGTGCTCCATTTCCCGCCATACGTCTGCCACCTCGTTACACAGATCCACCAGCTCCCGCCGGGGCAGGTGCAGCAGATCCGTCATGTTGGAATGCGTGGCAATGGATAGCTGGATAGCTGCTTTCCGAAGTCCTTTTGCCCCGCCTTTTACTCGAAAAAATCAGAGTTTACGGCATCGCGCAGCTTGACCGCCTCGCACAGCGGCAGACCGGCAAAGAAGTCCACCGGGTAGCCGGTGCCCATGCTGGCGATGATGCAGCAGTACAGGTAGTTGCGATGCGTATTCACCGGTGCAAATCCGCCCGCAGCCATACGGTTTTCTGCCATGGATTCGCTCATAGTGTTCAGTTCGCCCACGCCGGACAGGTCGATGCTGTCAAAGGTCTTACCCTTCAGCTCAGCCTTTTCGCTGCCCTCGTAGGTGTAGGGCGCTGCAAACTTCAGGGTGTGAGATTCCAGCTGTTTTTTCACTTCATCGGCGTTCTCGCTGTTGTCCATACCCTTGACGACCGCTGCCTGCACTTTCTTGATCTTGCCACGGGGCATGAGCTTGAAGAACTCCACAGGCTTACCGGTGGCCTTAACGGCCATTTCCTGTGCAAAAGAAGTGGTCATTTCCATCACGGACATGGCCGCCAGCTCGTTGCCGATGTTTTTCTGAATGTCGATCAAGTCCTGCACGGTCATCTTCTCCATGCCAGACAGATCCAGACTGTCATACTCCTTGCCCTCAAACTTATAGGGCTTGTCGAACTTCACGATATTGTCCATTGCTGTTTCCTTTCCAAAAGACAATCAGCCGCCCCACGCCGGGACGGCTGACTTCTTCATGTATCGGGTTTAGATAAGGGCGTTGATCTCGGCACGCATATCCTCGCCATCAACATAGTAGCGGCCTGCAAACTTGTCGATGTCGATAACGGTAGTGCCGTCAACCTCCATCAGGTAACGGGTAACTTCCAGCGTGGTGGTGCTGCCCATGGTGTCAGCACGCTTCAGCTTGCCGGGGTCCAGCTCCTTGGGGCGACCACCCAGAACAACGCGCAGACCCTTGTAGGTATAGCCGCCGTTCTTGTTGTCGTTCTGCATGGCAGCACGCAGAGTGATCTGGATGTTCTTGTTGGGGTTCATCATCTTGGTGGCGAAGCTGTACATGGTGTTCCAGTTCAGAGTTGCCTCCATGGATTCAAACTGACCGGGCACGGGAGAATCGACTTCGCCTGCAATGCCCATGCCGGACACGGAGGTGGTCTTGTTCTTGATCTTGGGCAGGGTGACTTCATCTGCCAGACCAATCAGCAGGTCATCTTCCGTATACGCATTGTAGTCATTGATGACCTGGGGAACCAGGTCGCTGGAAATATTCAGAGCCATATGTCATTCCTCCTGCTTACAGAGACAGAGCGGAGGTCAGCGCGCCGGCCTCGTACTCCATGGTGTTATTGATCTGCTTAAAAGGCGGGAACGGCGTGCAGAACTGATAGAAGGAGTAGTGGCCTGCAACCAGTTCAGCGGTCGTGTTGCGGTCGGGGTCTGCCTTCATGCTGTAGCTGGCGCATACCTCGGTAGAGACATAGACGCTGCCCTTCATGTTCTCGCTGTCGATGATGGACTGAAGGCGCTTCTTGTTCATGGGCTTATCCAGCTTGCTCATGTTGTCCAGAACAAAGCTGGTCCAGGAGTGGTTGAAGAAGCGGCGGACACAAAGGAAAGCGTCCTTCGGGTCGGTGTTTTTCGGGTAGCAGCAGGTCTCATTGCCCCACACAACAAAGTCGCCGGAGCGGATGAAGGTCGCCACGCCCTGCTCATTCAGCACATTGCCCTGCTCCTGATCCATCAGGACTTCGGTGCCATCTTCCAGGCAGGCGGAGGAAATGGGTACGCTGACATTGGACGGGCTGGCATTAGGCGTGTCGTTGTACAGGCTGTCGTTGTAGACTGCCGCAGCAGCGGCCAGAGAGCTACCGCTGTAGATGGTGCTGCCGATCTTGCCGTACAGCCACAGGCCATATGCTTCACGAGAAGTTGCGCCCTGCTTGACCTTCTGGTTTGCCACGTCGGTGTACTTGCGTGCACCGGAAGCGGAACTGTCGATGTCAACAAAGCACACTGCATCGAAAACGCCATTGATCTTGCGGCACTTTGCCTGGAGCGCTGCGCACACCATGGGATCCTTGGAGAAGCGGGGTGCCAGCAGAATGCCGGGAACCATGCCCAGCTTGGGGAACACCTGTCTTACCACTTCCAGTCCGGTCTCTGCACCGGTGGCCGCATTCACGCCGCCCACGATGTCGGCAGCGGTGATTTTGGTCGGGTCAAGAATGGAGCCGGAAATGGTCAGAGCCGTTGCGCCGTCGCCTTTGCCGCCGTTGACCAGGGCGATGCTCACAGTGCCATCATCATTGAAGCTGGCCGAATAGTCCTCGTCCGCCGTGAGCACGGTCTGCTCCTTCTTCACGACCAGCTTTTTCAGCAGGATGCCGGTCTCGTCGATCTCTGCAATGCCGTCATTCACCTGAACGGTCTTGTTGGACAGTTCAGTGATGTGCTTTGCATTCGCAGGATCCAGGACGTTGACCACGACGATAGGGGAAATGCCCATCACCTGAAAACTGGCGCTCACCGCCTCACACAGGGTATACTTTGCAAAATCGTCGGAATAGCCCACTGCGGCGGCAGCTTCTTTGAAGGTATTCACCAGCATCGGCGTATTCACCGCTGCTTCCGGGTCATCCAGCATATTAACGGGGGCCGTACCCACAACGATCTGCAGGCCGGAGTTGACCGTTACCGGAGCGGTGACGCTGGTCGCTGCTTCGGTCTTGTTAAAGCCATGAGAAATAGCCATTTGTCATATCCTCCTTACTTCATCAGGTCGGTGGCCTTCTTGTAGAGAATGTTCTCTCTGGTGCCGTCCTGTTCGATCTTCACGCGCATTTCTGCGAGCTTGTCCAGCGGAACGATCAGCGCCTTCAGGAACGGCACCTGCTCCACTTTTTCTTTCAGCTTTTCGGGCAGGCCATCCACGAATACGGTGTACTGCGGGGCAATGCCCTTGACGGTCGGCCCGCAGTACGCCGCAGCGCCGGTGGTTTCCGTCACAGGCTGTGCTTCTTTCACAGCCTCGGTTTTCTTTTCGGTCTTTTCGATGCTCATATCAAAGCCTCCACTTCTTCGTTTTTCAGGGTGTTGGGCGTTTCGCAGATCAGGTTGACAATGCCCCAGTAGTAGAAGTCCATGTCATCATCCGAAAGATCCCATTTGCGTGGATATCCCACTTTGAAAGCCTCGCCAAACACAGGCTTCCGCTTGAAGTGCTGCATGATGGCTTCGATGATGTTTCCGGTGTCCTCATATCCCTGCCGGTCTGTTTTCGGGTCATAACAGCAGATGATAAGCTGCAAAAGGACCAATTGCGGATCCTTTTCGTTCACCACCTCGCCACTCGTTCTTGATACGATGATGCACGGGAAGTTGGATCTATTGGTATCCACATCGTCGTCATCATCGGTCGGGGACGGGATAAACTGCTTGAAGATCTTCAGCGGTTTTTCGCCTTCCTGCCCCGTGAACTTCATATCCCGGAACAGTTCCTTCAACTCGTCAATCATGGCCTGCTGGCACATTTCGCTGGTATAGCCGGTGATTTTTTCAGCCATATCAGATCACACCCTTTCGTTTTGCATTGGCGATCAGTTGCCGGACGCGCCGTTCCGTGTTCTGCTGCAGCATCTGCTCCACCGTCTGCTCCTGCATCTCCCACACGGTATGGTGCATCGCAGAGCCGGAAGGGCTGGACAGTGTTGCCAACTTCTCGTTCGGTTTCCAACGTTTCTTTCCGCTCTCCGTGTAGTCCTTATCCGCAGGTATTCCGAGCTGACGCTGTACCATGCCGATATGCTTCGACTTGAACTGTACCAAGAAGCCCTTGCTCTTATCGCTTGTTCCGCCCAGAGCGATCATTGGACTGTCTTTCAGGACGCGCGCCCGAAAAACGGGCGGCGCATTGCGAACAGACGGACCCATGAAGGGCTTTGTGGGGCTGGTTCTGAAATAGCCCAGGTCTGCCCGGAATGCACCGGGGTCGTTCTTCATAATAGCAAGGATAGCGGTAGGCCGCCGGTTGGTGGCCTTCTGGCGCTGGCGCAGATCTTCGATCATGCGTCTGCCTGCCGCGTTCAGGTCGTAACGTTTCTTCACTTCGGTCAGCATCAGCTTGCGCGTCTGCCGGGCCGTTGTGTTTACGGCCACCTTCAACGCCGCCGGGGTTTTGTTTCCCAGTACGCCAAGAGCGCGGGTCACTTCCGCGTCATCAACGGAGACCATCAGGTTGGAAGCGTCATAGTTGGTATGGAAGTATGCCAACTTACCTCACCCTTTCCAGTTCCATGCGATACATACCCGCTTTCAGGGAGCATGATTTGATGTTGTAGATCCGTTTCTTGTCCAAGGTGATCTGCTTGCCACTCTTCGGCATAGGGCCGTAGTCCTTCTGCTTCACAAAAAGC